CTCCCTTAACCACCAAACCTTGCTCAGTATTCGCTACTGGATATAAATAGTTAGCGTCCCCACCTGTGAGTCTTAGACGAGCTGTTAATGAGGAGTCCCCCACAAATTGAGAAATTGTATAGGTATCACCATCAACATTTATGTAATAATTATCGTCCCCTGCTGTAGTGTCGTTTAGAATAATTTGTGGTGCAGATCCAAGGTAGTTAACATTAACAAGGAACTGTACATTCCCTGCAAAAAGTTGTGCCAATGTACTAGTCCATGAGTCTGCATCTCCAAGTTCTATACTCATCAAACTACTATTAACTGTAAATCTAAAATCCTGTTGAGCTGTCGTTGTATCTATCATTGAGAATATGGGTGCGTCATCATTTAAAGATATACCACCTGATATTTTACCAGCAAAATTCACTGTCGTAGCAAAATCAGCCGTCCCGTTCTGGTCAAGTGGCCCTGTTATCGTTACCGTGGATGCGAATGTTGGATTGTCGATTACAGATATCGTGTCATCAGAACCAAATGTTATGTTTGTCCCTGCAGACGCACCAAGATCTGAAAGGCTCAAGGGGCCCGGGTCTGTGAACGGTGAATCAAATGGATCAGCACTTATACCGCTTGGTATAAGCAGCATAAGTGCTAGTATCAGCCATTTCTTCATATCAGTATTCCAGTGTTATCTGCACAACAGAGTCAGAACCTGCCGTAGCGTTGCATAGCCTGGCTTTCTGCACAGCACCAAGACTAGCGAACCGTACACTGCCATAGGTACGCACGAGGTGTCCGATGCTCGAGCTTGCTTCACCGAACCCTACCCGCATATGATTAGACTCCACCGTTATGGAGAACGCTGTCGGTTCCTGTTTATTGGGCAGTCTATACCCGGCACCAAACAGGGTTTCAAGTGACTGCCCCCCGTCCGTTAGGGTAATTCTCTTTGTGGTGCCAGGGTTCCCACTAATAGTAAATCCCGCACCATACATGGGCTACGGCCTCTGTCTTAGAACCTGTGGCGTAAGGCTGTGTACCGAATGATCATCAACCTGACCAATGAGGTATCTCAGGCTTCCGGGCTCCACAAACTCAAGCTTGTTGATCATGGCGATCTGGTCCCGAGGCTCAAATTTGGTCGAGGATCCTTCCATGCCGGCCCTGTTGTTCGCCAGGAACGGTTCCATGCACTGACCAACAGAAGTGACACATGATGCCCAGTCAAGGAAATCATACACTGGTGTCTGACCAGTAATGGTGTGGCTCTTGTCAAGAACAACAAAAACCGTTCTCTTCTGAATTCCGCTCATCCTTGTTTCTCCTTTATCCTAACCTGTTGCATTTGTTACATAGCGGCATAGTCTTCGATTCGCCGGCTATGTGGGTCTGTCTGTATTCGCGATACAGATCACAGTTGAATATCTCATCCAAGTTCTGCTCGTTGATGTTGCCCATGACAACTTCAAACTCGTAGTCCGAACAGCACAACAGCAAGTCTCCTTTGTAATTGATGTAGATCTTGTTGAATATCCATTCACAATATTTATGTTGTACCGGTGTGGACGCGACATCCACCAGACCTCCACGGTTATAGAAGAACGGTGTTATCTTATCCATGGTACAGAAGTTCAAAAATCCCCTGTGTTTGTCTATACTGTTTGCAAGTCTCGGTATGAGTTCAATCCCAGGGTCCTCGTAGCAGCTTATAAGAATACCCGTTAGTCCCGCTGCTTTAAGCTCGTCTACCTTTTCGTTTGTGAGATAGTCTCCATTAGTGTAAAACCCTATTACGTTATCCGTATAAGCTCAGGTAGTCTTTCATCAAGCATTGGTTCGTTCTGCAGGTGCAGATGAACCCTGTTCTTGTATCCCAGGCGCCTGAGTTCATACATTATCCGCGCGAATGTCTCTATGTCCATCTCACCGGGACCCTGCTCAATATATGAGTTTGGACACCAGTCACACTTGCGGTTGCATCCAGCTTTTGTCTGGACCTGGACAACACCTACAAAGTCAAATAATGGAGAACCTGGTTCCGGGACCCACTGCCCTGGGAAAAAGCCTAATGGGATCCTGTATTCCTGTCTGGCTCCTATCTCGTATCTCCTTCCTGACTTAGAGTGTATGAACTTGCTCAATTAAGAGCCTTTGTCGGACCTATGTTGTCATGCTTGACAAATACAAGGTCGTTCATGGGATAAACCTTCCTCGAGTACATGAATTCCTTGAACGCTTCCTTGTCCATGAAAATATGTTCAGGATTGGTGGTGTCATTGTTTCTAAGGAAGTTTGTCAGGAATACCCCACGGTACGGCATTCTTGATATGATATTATCAAGCACCTTTTCCCAGTCCTTCAGGTGTTCAATAACGTCAAGCATCAGCACATAGTCATACGGTCCCTGCAACTTGAACCCGGCTCGCTCCTCGAGGTCGTGCTCTTTGATGCGCCACTTTAGGAATTCATATGCGTATGTACCATCAATATCAACAAAGTCGAGAGTACCGCCCCTTCTCAGGAGTTGATATCCGACTGGGGCCGAACCGCAGCCAAAGTCAAGACCAACACCGTCTATGCCCTTGAGCTGAGTAACAATAATCTGCGACTGCCTACGCATCCATTCTGATCCATGGAATATCACCTGCCTGGCAAGTTGCGGAAGCCCGATGTTCTTATAATGCTGCTTAAGGCTTTCCTGGTCCTGCCGTTTCATGTACATCTGCAGGTTTTCACCTTCGCCAAGTGGTTCACCGAGGACGGCATGGTAGAGCAAGGAGTTTTCATATAGCTCTGTCTCATCCATGCCTGTGTATTTCATCGCGTCCTCAAGATACTCCCTGTACCACTTCTCCCCTATTCTCGCCTGCTGGTTATGGTACTTATCGCTCGAGTCGGCTATGAACAGGTCCCTATTCCTTGGTGAGATTATCTCATGGTCTTTCTTAAGGTGCCCGACAACAACTCCTGTGTGGCACCATACACCGAACCCCTGTTCCTTGGCCTTGAGACATAACTGAATGTCTGTACCAAGGTTGGGTCCCTCAGCAGATGACATCTCTGGCTCAAAGTATGGCGGGAGTATTTTATCAAATATGTTCATTTTGATAAGCATGCAGCCACCACCCTGGACATCTACCTCTATCGGTTCGCCCGTGATGACGTTATCATCATAGAATACGAACCCAGTTTCTACCTGCCTCATTATGACCGGCTTATAATCTCCACCCCTGTGGAAATAAAGACCTCCTATGATATCCTTGTCTGCATCAAGTAGTTTCTGCAGGAAATCATAGGGGTCGTGGTCAGGCATATCGTTCCAGTCAATTATCTGATCATCATCAAGAAACAGAAGATAATCTGCATTGAACGCTAGGGCTGTTTCTACTATGGCGTTTCTTGCCCTGAACTGTTCACTCTTGCTCTTCGTTACCAGAAAGAAGTTATAGTCTGTATATCTCCTCCCGAAATTGAACATCATCCTCATGTAATCGGAGAAGACTTCATGCGGGACATCCCCATAACAGGGTATCCCGATAGCTATTGTCTTTTTAAACTTGTCTTCACCTGTACTAAACACCATCGCGGATGCCCTCAAACAGCGCGAGAAAGTCAGGATCAATGACGTATTCGCCAATTTCAAGTTCCAGCGTACCGTTCTTTAGTCCTTCCATCTCATGCTCTTTGATAATGTGGACCGGGGAATATCTCAGGTTCCCACAGTTGTGGCATCTCCCATGTTTGTGGATGAAATCTCTGTGCACAAGGCAACTACAGTCCTTGCACCTCATCACCGGATCGTTAATACCTGTTTCCGAATAATCTACTTTCTCACTCATCATTACCTCCCGGTTAAGGTGGGGCGGGGGGCCCAACGGCCCCCACTCAGGCATCGCTACGCGTCACCCTACCCCGATTGATTTACAGTGCGTGAATGATCGCTTTGATCGTACCAGTCGTTCCTACGAGCGTGTAACCCTCGAGGGCACAGGCGGCGGGAGACTGGATTGTCTGGACAGAACTACCCGGGGTGGCCCCAGAAGTAGCCCAGAAGTTAAGGAAATTGAATGCCGCAGAACGCAGATAAAGCGCATCGCCGGCAACGATGTTCTTGCCAGTTGTCGAGCAGGTAACAACAACAGCGGGATGATATCCGAACACCTGGATAAGACCATAGTCACCGATAGCGATAGTTTCTGCAGCAACGCCGGCAAACAGGGCCGGGGTTTTGGCACCAGTGCTGATAGAAACGGAAACACCGTCTTTATCGGTCAGGTCCCACATGACCGGCTGTCCGTTTGTCAGGGCGGCAGTCGCATACCCGTTCTTAACTACGATAAAGACCTTCTCTGGGTCTGACCTGTTAATCCTTTGGAATAGCATCTACATTTCTCCTTTTGTCACTGACGAGCAACAAGGTTCCAGTTCCAGGTTGCCCCGTTTTGTTAGAGATTAAAGGGCATGGATAATTGCCGCAATTGTTCCGGTTGTACCAACTGATCCATAGGCTTCAAGGGCAACGGCTGCCGGAGCGCCAATGGTATTAAGAGTAATAGCCGTTGAGGCGCCGGATGCTTGCCACCCGTTCTTGAGGTTGAATGCGGCTACCCTGGCATAAAGAGCGCAACCCGTGAAAATGTCTGCCGTGGTGGAGGCATCAACCCTTACAGCCGAGTGATATCCATAGACCTGGACAAGCCCGTATTCACCAGAAGCAATTGTTTCGGCAACAATACCCGCGAAGGAATGGGCGATATCAGTAGCACCAATTTTGGTAACGTTGACACCATCAGCGTCCGAAAGATCCCAGCCAACAGCCTGACCGTTGGTGAGGGAAGCCGTAGCATACCCATTCTTTACAACCATGAAGATCCGCTCTGGATCCGACCTATTAATTCTTTGGAATAGCATTTACTTCTCTCCTTTTGTGGCTGACGAGAGGTAAGGTTCCATTTCCATACCTCTCCGCTTTGTTAGAGATTAAAGAGCGAAAATCATCGCCTTGATCCCACCCGTAGTTCCGACAGAACCCCATGCGGTAAGTGCTACAGCGCAGGGGGCGCCGATGGTATCATTACCCACACCGGCAGTGGCTGCGGAAGCGATCCATGGGCCCACAAGATTGAATGCGGTTACGTTGGCGAACAGAGGAGCCCCGGCCCAGATGTCAACGGCGGTGTTTGAGTCAACGATGACGCCACTGTGATAGCCGTATACCTGGATAAGCCCATAGTCACCATAGGCAATGGTTTCAGTAACGATCCCGGCAAACGCATGGGCGCGTTTAGCGCCACCTGACCGGCTGACACTCACACCATCTGCATCACCAAGATCCCAGCATACCGCCTGGCCGTTAGTCAGGGAGGCCGTTGACCACCCGTTCTTTACAACAATGAAGCATTTTTCTGGATCTGTTCTGTTGATTCTTTGGAATATCATTCTAGTTATCTCCTTTTGTCACTGACGGGTGAGGGGGTTCCAGTTCCCCCCCACCCCGTTTTGTTAGAGAATTAGGCAACGATTGACTGGCTGATCCTGTTGACAGAACCGATCTTGCGAAGGTTGTCACAGGTAAGCTGACCCATGAACAGAACCTTTGCCGTCTTGGCTGTCTGGTTTTCAGGTTCAATGAAGGGCGTTGAAACAAAATCAGTCATTTTGTCAATCGCCAATTTCATAAAGTCGGTATTGATGAAGAATGCGGATCCCGTAGCAAAGCTCGAGGAATCATACTCATACGGGGTGCCGCTACCATCGCCGTAAAGGTCAGGCACAACTTCATCCCACGCGCAATCCGCACCACGCAGTTTCACAGTGTCAAACCCGATCTCACCAAGTCTGGTGTTCTGAATCCGACTTCTCTGGTCAACCGCGTTCTCGTAAGTCTCATAAGACTTCTGGTCCATGATGACGATGTTGGGGCTCCCACCGGAACCCTTGGTGCAGTGGTTGTACATCCTACGCATACCAACGATGATGCCGGCGAAGGTCGTGATGGCAAGACCATCGTCTTCACCAGTACCCGCGGTAGCGCCAAAGCTCATGGAGCGGTTTCTCCACCAGCTATAGGTGTTGTTGCTGATATTGCCGACATCGACAACACCAGTGCCAGAGGGATCCAGGCTGTTCTGGGTCGCAGCGAAGTATCCAATGGGCAGAAGGTCTTTCCCACTGTTACCATTGATCATCCTGTAGTTAGCGGCACTCGCCGTCCCACCGACCAGCTGGATGTTGATCTCCTCTTTGAGACTCATCTCGGCCTGTTTGATCTTACTCTCAAGCAGATTCAGCAGGGCAGCTTCACCGCTGTTCTGCCTCTCCTCTTTCCTGGAGATACTGATGGTCCCGGCAAGTTCGGCCCACTCATAGAATGCCGTGGTGATCCCGTCCTGCGGTTTGACATCGAGGACCTCGTATCCACTGTAACTTTTAACAGTATCGTTTTTCGTTTAACCACTATACTTTCATATAGTGACGGACTCTACCTTCGTGTCCTTATTAAACACGTCCCGTGTCGAGTCTCTGAAACTTTGGCTTAGTTGATAACCGTTCAAGTCTCTCATTCTCTGCCCCAACGAAAATTCAGTATCACCATATGGTGTCCGCTTCGGAAGAGAAAGTCTATAATCACAAAAGTCTAGCAATGTCTTTGCTGTTCTTTTGCGCCTTGATTCCGTCATATACGGGATAATTTGATCTAATAGTTTTTTACACCTTTTTATGCCTGTGATAACTATTTCCATTTGGTCCTTTTTCTGACTATACCTTCTCCTGTGAAAGTAGTTACCTACACCAAGTTCCTTGAATATCCTGCCGACTCTTTCAGTAAGTTCAAAGTCGGTTGAACACACAACAATCCTGGGCCTTAATGTTGCTTTTTGCTTTTTATATATTTGCTTTTGCAACATGAAACTTCCTTCACCTTCCAGAAAACCTACCAACCATCCCATATCAACTAACGCCTTTGTCTGCTGATTGTCCATTGTTCATCCCTTCGATTTTCGCCTAATAAGCACTCGGGGCTTTAGGAGTTTCCAGCAATTTCCGGAATTTTTATACGGCAAAAACCTTACCGTACATCAATGGGCAAGCAATTCGCTCACCACCATCGGTGTACCTGATACCATTGTTCATCCTCAGAAGGCTGAGGAGAACACTGCTCTTAAAAATGTTGTCTACCAGTGTCGGCCTGTAGTTATAAAGCGTGGTACTGAGGAGCGCATCATAATTAACAGTATACGAACTGGGTGCTGATGCTCCTGGGTTAGCCATTTAATGACTCCTTATATCATCCCCAAATCCATCTTTGACTTCTTTACTGCATCGTCAAAGGATTTGACTTTAATTGTAGAACCCTTTGACCGTGTCTGGGTAGGTGAAGCTGGCGCGGCTGCCTTGGTCTGCTTCTCCAGTCTCTTGAGTGCTTCCTTGACGGCACGTTGTTCCGATACCTCCTGCGGTACGGATACCCGGTAGAGCGTTGGTATGTCATTGACCATCTGGGGATACTTGTTGAGTGTATCCATGATGTTGTCTTCGTACATCCTCCAGTCGGCATCAATGCTGTCAAACTGGGCCTCTACCTGTTGCGTTGTAAGCTTATGGACGTTCTTCATGGCAGGTGCAATTTCCCGCCGTACTTCTTCAAGTACCTGTGGCAGGATGTCTTGCCTTACTGCCGCGAAGACCTCATCCCATGTAGAATATTCCCGCTCACCCCTTGCTTCTTCCACGACATCCGTTGCCTGCTGTGGAGATAAACCAAGTTGCTGCTGGAGTGCTACAATGGCGCCCCGGGGATCGCGCTCAACCTGTTCCATGAATGCGTTATAAGCATCCACCTTGTTGCGATCCGCTGCAAGGGCCTGGGTCTTCTTCGTCCACTGTGCCTGAAGCATTTTCTCGAGACTGCGAAGCTGTTTTACCCTTTCGGGGTCTTCTACAGAACCGAGTGCTTCTTCCCATTCCTTACGGTCAAAAAATGCTGGTTCGTCTTGTTCAGCAGGTGTGGGCGTTTCCGGTACTTCCGGGGCCGCTTCCTCTGCCGGGCTACCTACATCTTCAACGTGTCCTTCGGGTTCAACCGGAGCCTGCTTGGGAATGCCGCTAATGGGTTCCTGGGCAGGTAATCCACCTTGTCCTTTGGGGTTGTCAGTAGTTTCGCTCATGCTAATTCTCCTTTTGCGGGACGGCTATGCCGGTATCCGCGTTAACTGAAAAGTTTTCTCCATCCTCGTTTGTTTATAGTTGCTCCTTTTGACTTGTTCTGTAACCATTCCTTAAACTCATCCATGCACCCGTTACAGAGGTCTACTTCCTCTTCTGTTTGCAGGTTCCTGAATATGCCTCCTGCCGGCTTTTCCGGGTGCCTATCACACATCCTCATAGTTCCCACCTCTCGTGTCGTTAGCTGTGTTAAGACCCCTCTTCCTCATTTCGTTGTAATAGTGCTGCCGACTTTTGATATACACGGGTTCATGCCCCATGTTGTGTTCAAGATAAGGTTCCCAATCGGGCGCTATGCGTGTTGGTGAAATAAGCCTGATCATCAACTTCCCACATTCCCTGCAGGGAACCTCTTCATTGATACCTGCCCATACGTTTTCAACTTCACCATGATCGTCACAGCGATAATCGTAAATGGGCACTACCCACCTCCCCTGATATTGGCTACACCGCCACCTGCTCCTGATGCCGGCATCGGGTTACTGATGCCACCGCCTACCGCCCCCGGTCCCCCACCCTGTGCCTGCTGCTGAAATACCTGCTGGGCGATCTTATACAGTTCGTCTATCATGGCTTCATCATTTATATGGTGCATCTCGGCTATCTTCTCGAGGAGCCGTTTGCTTGTAGCTAACCAGGGAGCTGATGCCAGTAGCCCAAGGGCCGCTGTAAATTGGGCCCTTTCTATCTCAGGAAGTTGCGGTGTCATTGAGCCCACATTAATGGTGTATTCGTATTCTCCCTGGATATCGGCATAGTCATTCTGCCTGACAAGTTCCCAGTAGGGTTCATTCTCGGGTCCTACAACCTTGATAGCCTGATCCTTGTCAATGTACTGCTGCACAAGCTGGTCAAGCTTGCGTCCTGTGTTCTGCAGAAAGTCGATGACAAGGCTCACTCTGTCGCCTTCCCGAAGCATGGCAC